GCTGAAAATGTTCCGGCAATCTATGAAAAAAGAATCAATACACAGGTTGATACTGATTTTGATTTTGCTCGAGAAAACATGATGGAAGTTATGAATAAGGGTCAAGAGGCTCTTTTTGAACTTATGGATGTAGCAAAACAATCTCAACACCCTCGGGCATACGAAGTATTATCAACGATGATGAATACTATGCTAAATGCCAGTAAAGATCTTATGGATCTTCAAGCAAAAAAGAAAAAGCTTTTGGAAGATGATCCAGAAGCAACACCTAACAGCGTTACCAATAATCTTTTTGTTGGATCAACAGCTGAATTACAGAAGTATTTAAAGCATCATAAGAATGGCGAGTGAAAATTACCTAGGTAATCCTAGGCTCAAAAAAGCTGATACAAAAATAAATTATACTCCCGATCAAGTCGAGGAGTATATTCGCTGTGCCGATGATCCGATATATTTTATTAAAACACATTGTAAAATTGTTAATATTGATGAAGGTCTAGTTAACTTTGATCTTTGGGGATTCCAGGAAGAAATGATTCTTTCTTTTGAAGATAACAGATTTGTTATCTGTAAAATGCCCAGACAGGTTGGTAAAACTACAACAGTTGCGGCATATATGTTATGGAAGATTCTTTTTAATGAAGAATATTCAGTAGCTATTCTGGCTAACAAAGACAGACAAGCACGAGAAATCCTTGGGCGTATTCAGTTAATGTTTGAGCACCTTCCTCGCTGGTTACAAATGGGTGTTTCAGAATGGAATAAAGGTAACATTAAACTTGAGAACGGATCTGAGATTTTAGCATCTGCTACTTCATCTTCAGCAATTCGTGGTACATCTCAGAATATGGTATACCTAGATGAGTTTGCTTTTGTTCCAACTAATATTCAAGATGAGTTTTTTGCATCAGTTTATCCTACAATTTCATCAGGTAAAACCTCTAAAGTTTTAATTACGTCAACTCCAAACGGTATGAATATGTTCTATCGTATTTGGACAGAAGCAGAAGAGGGAAGAAACGAATACGCAAGAGTCGACGTACATTGGTCACAAATACCGGGCAGGGATCAAGCCTGGAGAGAACAGACTATTAATAATACATCTGAAGACCAGTTTCGTCAAGAATATGAATGTGAGTTTCTTGGATCATCAAATACATTGATTCATCCAAACAAACTTCGTAATATGGTATATAAGGAAGCTATCTCAAGTACAGACGGCGGAACTAAAATATACGAAGATCCGAAGGAGGAAGAAATCTATGCGATTATTGTTGATACCTCTCGCGGTGCTGGTGCTGATTATTCTGCGTTTATTGTAGTAAATGTTTCATCTGTTCCATATAAACAAGTAGCAGTATTTCGTAATAATAAGATCTCTCCGATGTTATATCCTGAAGTCATCTATCAGGTGGCTAAGAAATACAATGATGCAGTAGTTCTTATTGAAACAAACGATATTGGACAACAGGTTGCCGATATCTTACATTATGATTTAGAATATGAAGGTGTTCTTGTTACAGCAAATAATGGTAAGACTGGTCAGCAGTTATCAGGTGGATTTGGAACAACCGTTCATTACGGAGTAAGAACTACAAAACAGGTAAAAAGAATTGGGTGCGCCACTCTTAAAACTCTTGTAGAATCAGATAAGTTTTTAATATATGATTACGATACAATCTATGAATTATCTAGATTTGCATTAAAAAATAGTCTTAAGGGTAACCAAAGTTATGAAGCGGAAGATGGACATGATGACATGGCAATGTGTTGTGTTCTTTTTGCGTGGCTTACAACACAACCGTATCTAGCTGAAATGACAGATTTAGATATACGTAAGCACATTTATGAACAAAATGAAAAGATGATTGAAGAATCGATGATACCATTTGGAATGTATGCTTCTGGCGATGAAAGTTGGGACGAGAACGTTAATGAATCAATATATGATGTTAAAACACATGAAGATGAGTTTTCTGCAGCACAAAAACGAGATTTCTTCAAATTATAAATAAAACAAAATTGTTAGTATAAACCTTCGTTTTTTTAAGGGAGATAAAAATGGCATTCCAAGTCAGCCCTGGAATTAATGTTTCCGAAATCGATCTTTCGACTACAGTTCCTGCAGTTGCTACCACCGTTGGTGCATTTGCTGGTGCTTTTCGTTGGGGACCTATCGGAAAATTCGTTCTAGTTAATTCAGAGACAACTCTAGCATCGCGCTTTGGTCGTCCTGACGATTACAACTATGAAACCTTCTATACTGCAGCGAACTTCCTAACATACGGCAATGCTCTGTATGTTACTCGTGCGTCTGTAACGACAGGTTTTACAAATAACATTTCTGTTGCTGTTACATCAGGTTCAAATAGCGTAAGCTCTAACGGTACTGCTCTTGGAGTATCTGTTGGTGATCGTGTAATGGGAACCGGCATTCCTGATGATACTTTTGTAAGTGTTTCTAATACTTCTGCAGTACAATTCAGTAAAGATGCAACCGCAAGCGGTACAGTCACATTAACATTTGCTGCAAATACTCGCGTAACAAGTGCTTTTGCTGGCGAAACCGATGATGTTGTACGTACAACGCCGCTTGTCAAGAACTCCGAAGATTTTGATAATCTGACGTATTCGAATACAAACTTTGACAATACAACGTTTGTAGGTAGATATCCTGGTGCACTTGGCAACTCATTGAAAGTTTCAATGGTTGATACAGCGCGTCAATATCAAGAAACAGTAACATTTGCTACTAACACTACATGGGGATCAACAAGTGCAAATGCATATGCGCTCGGAGATCTTTCTAGTGCTACTGTTGCTATCGATGTAGGTAGTAATACTGCAAACGTCGTGTTTGTATGGTCAGTAAATACATTTAGTGATAGTGTTGCAAATTCTACAGGCGCTATTACGGTTGGTTCAAATTCTGTTGCTACTAACATCATTACTAAAGCAGCTCACGGTCTGTCTAACACAGACACTGTTTATTATGCGGATGGGGCATCTGCTGCCGCTGACGGTATTCAGGGTCTAGACGAAGGTGAAATCTATTACGTAATTGATGCAAACTCATCGGCATTTTCGCTTTCAACATCGGAAGGTGGATCTGCTGTTGCTATCTCAAATGGTGCAGCAAACTCTGATGTATTCATTACACCAACTACTGCATCTGATCTTGGTCTTACACTTGGTGAAGCCCGTCTTGCGGTAACTGCACTAAGAAATAAAATCACGGTTGGAGACTTTGTAGAATTCGGTAATACTACTATCGGCACACAGAACCTTCAGGTTACTAGCCTTGGCACACAAGCGGACGATGGAACAAATATCTTCTTTGCTATTAATACCGACAAGAAATTTGGACGTTCAACAAACTTTAGTGGAACATCACTTACACGTAAGTGGGAATTCTTTAGTAATGTTCCAAGTGCTCCAGGCATTTCAAAGGCAGTTTCTGACGTAAGTGGTACTGCAACTGACGAAGTTAGCGTATGTGTTGTAGACGAAGATGGTCTTATCACAGGAACTGCTGGCCAGGTCCTAGAAGTATACCACAATCTTTCTCGCGCGACCGATGCAAAGAAAGAAGATGGAACATCTAACTTCTATAAAACTGTTATTAATGAAAACTCACGTTGGGTTTGGGCAACACAGGATCGTAGCGGTGCAACTGCAAATACGATCGCCAATATTTCAGATTCAACGGCTACATCGGTTTATACTCGTTCAATGATTGGCGGTGTAGACGGAACAACTGAGTCTACCCTTACAATGGGTGCGCTTGGTTCTGCTTACGACTTGTTTGCAGATTCAAGTGATGTAGATGTTTCTCTGATTCTTCAGGGTAAAGCAACTGGAACAAATGATGTTCAGTTGGCTAACTACATCATCGATAATATCTGTGAAGTTCGTAAAGACTGTGTGGCATTTATTTCACCAGCACGCAGCGATGTTGTTGGAACTGGAGTTGACGGAACGCAAGCACAAAATATTGTTGATTTCCGTAATCTCTTGAATAACACTTCGTATGCTGTCTTGGATTCAGGATATAAATATCAGTATGACAAGTACAACGATGTATACCGTTATATTCCATTGAATGGTGACATGGCTGGTATTACTGCAAGAAGTGATCTTGTTCGTGATCCTTGGTTCTCGCCTGCTGGATTCAGTAGAGGTCAAGTAAGAAATCTTCTGAAACTTGCTTTCAACCCAGACAAAGCTGAGAGAGATCTTCTTTACAAGAACGATGTTAACCCAGTTGTAACATTCCCGGGTCAAGGAACAGTTCTCTTTGGAGATAAAACAATCCTTGGAAGATCAAGCGCATTCGATCGTATCAATGTACGTAGACTGTTTATCGTCCTTGAAAAGGCAATCTCGACTGCATCACAATCGACACTGTTTGAATTCAATGATGAATTTACACGTGCTCAGTTCCGCAGCCTTGTAGAGCCATTCCTTCGCGAAGTTCAAGGTCGTCGTGGTATCACAGACTATCGTGTTGTTTGTGACGATACTAACAATACAGCGGCTGTTATTGATGCTAATCAGTTTGTTGGTGATATCTATATTAAACCAGCAAAATCGATTAACTTCATCCAGCTCAACTTTGTTGCTGTGAGATCCGGCGTCGAATTTACCGAAATTGTTGGACAATTCTAATAAATAGATTAAAACCAAGGAGAAAATAAACATGGCTTTTAATATCAATGAAATGAGAAGCCAATTAACTTTCGGTGGCGCAAGACAGAATCTGTTTCAGGTGAGAATTAACAATCCTGCAAACGGTGCTGGCGATCTTAAAACTCCATTCATGGTGCAGGCAGCTCAGCTGCCTGCATCTGACCTCGGAATTATTCCGGTGTTTTACTTTGGACGTCAGTTGAAGTTAGCTGGTGACAGAACATTCGCAGAATGGACTGTAACAATTATCAACGATGAGGATTTCCTCATTCGTAACGCTATGGAAGAATGGTCGAACTCAATCAATAGATTGCAAAGAAACGTAAGAGATATCAATTCTTATAAAACGCAAGGTGAAGTAATTCAGTATGCTAAAGATGGAACACCTATCCGTACGTATGAATTCCATGGCATGTTCCCATCTAATATCAGTCCTATTGAACTTGACTGGGCAACAACCGATCAGATTGAACTATTCCAGGTAACATTCCAGTATGATTACTGGGTTGTTGGAGATAGTGCAACAGGTCGCGCTGGTGGTGAATAATAAGTAAAGTGTATATTTTACTTTTTTATATTATTGAACGGAGTTAATTTATAATATGGCCGAGCTATTTGGGTTTGAGATCAAAAGAAAACAAGAAGAAAAAGAGTATCCATCGTTTGCTCCTAAGCAAGAGGACGATGGAGCTCTTGTTGTTGCTGAAGGTGGTGCTTACGGTACATTTGTTGATATGGAAGGTGCAATTCGCACCGAAGCAGAGCTCGTATCAAAATATCGTGAAATGTCAATGCATCCAGAAGTTGAACTTGCTGTCGATGATATTGTCAATGAAGCGATTGTTATTGACCCGCAAGAAGAACTTGTTACAATTAATCTAGATGACTTGGATCAACCAGAGCGTGTTAAAAAATTAATTCGTGAAGAATTTGAAAACGTCCTTGGACTTTTAGAATTTCATCAACATGCTTATGAAGTATTTCGTAAGTGGTACGTTGATGGTAGAATTTATTATCATCTTATTATTGATGAACAGAATCCAAAAGAAGGTATTAAAGAACTTCGTTATATTGATCCAAGAAAAATCAGAAAGATTAAAGCACAGAAAAAGAAAAAGATTTCTTCTGATTCTCGTGAAAAAGTTACAGTTACTCAAGATGAATTTTATATTTACAATGAAAAAGGATTTGGTAAAGCACCTGCGCATGAAACGTATACAAACGTTGATTCAAAGGGAATTAAAATTGCGCCAGATTCTATTGTAAATGTTTCATCTGGTCTTGTAAATGTTAAAGGTGATCTGGTTATTGGTCACTTGCAGAAAGCAATTAAACCACTTAACCAACTTAAATCAATGGAAGATTCGTTAGTTATCTATCGAATCAGTCGTGCACCTGAAAGACGTATTTTTTACATTGACGTAG